GCGCAGCAAGCGTTTATGGTGCAACCGCTGGGCTTGCAAATCCATTTGCGCGAAACATGATCGTCTCAACTGGTCAATGGTCAAACTTAATGACATTGAACGATGCCGGACGACCAATCTACTCAGCGGTTACAAATCCAAGCAATCAAGCAGGCTCAGCGCTTCCAACATCGCTGACTGGCAACGTTGCAGGACTCAACCTTTACGTCGATCCTACAAATGGTGGCGACGGAGATGGCACAATCCTTATTGTCAACCCAGATGCTTACACATGGTACGAATCAACACAGTATCAATTGCGAGCAGAGTCAACCGCAGACGGCTCAATCACAGTTGGCGTTTATTCATTTGGTGCGCTGGCAACAAAGATTGCAGCGGGCGCATTTAAGAATAACAAGGCCTAACAAACCCTAATCATGGGGTGGTGCGCTCCCGCGCCACCTCAGTCGAACGAAAGGAGCGCTCATGCCCAGCATAGTTACCGCATCACAATTGCGTACCGTGTTGGGCGTGAGCGTCTCTTTGTATAGTGACTCATATCTAAACGAAATAATTAACACGGCTGAGGCGGTCATCCTGCCAATGCTGGTCGCTAATACATCTGCCGTAAATGCTTACAAGCTAAGTAACAATGAGGCGTTTTATTACACCGAGCGCGAACATCATTTTGTCGCCGGTCAATCCATCATTGTCGCGGGTTTACCGTCACCCTTTTCCGCGACAGTCACAGTAGTTAGAGCAGGCGCCTATTACTTTACCGCAGCGATCACAAACGCTGACGTGACTTTGCGCGAAATCATCCCAACTGGTACGGCAACACTTTCCGGCTATTCAGCCGTCAACATTTACACAGGCAATGACGCAATTGAGTCAGCTATCTTGGCCGTGTCTGTAGAAGTATTTCAATCACGGGTTGCAGCCGGTGGCCAGATTGAGGGGCTAGATTTTACCGCTACGCCTTACCGCATGGGTCGCAGCCTTACTAATCGCGTCTCAACTTTGCTTATGCCATATCTTGACGTAGAGACTGTGTGCCAGTAATGCCAGCTTCAACGATCCTTAGCGAAGTACGTCAGCCTTTAGCTACCGCTCTTGCTGGCGTTGCAGGCAATGTCTACGCATACGTGCCAGAGTCAATAATTCCACCGGCGGTCGTTGTCGTACCGGATACGCCTTACCTTGAATTAGAGACAATCAACAAAAGCACATTACATACAAAGATTAATTTTCTTATTTCTGTCGCGGTTGCATATAACAGTAACCCGGGGTCGCTCGACAATATTGAGCAACTCATAATGAGTGTTCTAGCCGTGATACCTACTGGGTATGTGGTTAGCACGGTCGAAAGACCAACAGTCACACAAGTTGGGGCATCAACGCTGCTTATTGCAGATATTCGAGTCTCTACCTACTACACACAAACTAGCTAAGGAGTAAACATGGCAACAGTAGTCATAACCGGTCGTGATATTTCTTTGTCGTTCACAGGTGGAACAGACATCGAAGCTCAGGCCACTAACGCCGTTTTGACAAAGGTTCTAGATCGTCAGACTTATCAGACCCTAGACGGCGAGGCTTACAAGACAACAAACGTAACCGCAGAATTTCAGCTCGACATGCTGGCAGACTGGGGAAAGGCTAACTCAGTATGTGAGGCAATTTGGACGGCATGTGATACCGCGCCAGATACCGACATTTCAGTTACTTTAACCGCTGCAACAGGCGCACAGTTTGTCTTTCCAATTAAGCCGTCATATCCAACAGTCGGCGGTGCAGGCATGGATGCACAGACCGTGTCATTTACATTCCTTGTATCAAATGGCGCCGTCACAGAGACATTCAGCTAAAAACTACTAGATCGGGAGCAAAAAAATGCAACAGAATATAACAATTCAATATCAAGATGGGTCACAAACTACATACACAGTACGCCCACCGGATTACGCCCGCTGGGAGATGACTACCAAAAAAGTCATTTCCCAGTTTGGGGGTATGTGGGATATTTTGTACGTAGCTCATTTAGCTTACAAGCGCGATGCTGGCACAAAGGCGACCAAACCTTTTGAGGCATGGATGGAATCAGTCAGCGACGTAGAGGTGGGCAACGATGACCCAAAAGCCATCAACGAGGAAGCGTCGGGCGACTCATAGTCGAGCTGGCGATAGCCACACAAATACCGATGGTTTACTGGCAAAACGCAGAGGACATACTTACGGCAATTGAGGTTTTAGAGGCTAGGAGCGGCAATGGCAAGTGATCCAATTGCACTAGACCAAACCGAGCTAAGAGCCGTATTTAAGGCGCTCAAGAATCTGCCAGAAGCGGCTAATGAGGAAGCTAAGCGACAATCTGGCGCATTAGCGGAATACGCGCGCGGTGAAATCATTCAGACCGCAAACGGCCTACAAAGTCGTGCGGTAGCTAGTCGAATTGCCAGCGGGTCTAAGGTAAAGAAATCTAGCCGGATTGGTGAGATAACTTTAGGCTACGCATCGCAAAAGTTTAGCGGTGGAGCAACTACTAAAGATATTTGGGGCGCATCAGAATTTGGCTCGAACAAATACAAGCAATTTCCTGTTTGGTCGGGTCGTGAAGGTAGAGGATCGCGCGGTTACTTTGTCTATCCGACATTGCGTAAAATTCAGCCTCAAATCATCGAGCGTTGGACGGCATCATTTAGCAAGATACTAAAGGAGTGGGGCTAATGGCTACAGGCACACGGTCGTTAACGCTCAAGCTGCTTGCTGACGTTGATAACTTTACAAAGAATCTAAAAGGCGCAGATAATGACGTTAAAGGGTTTGGCGATAAGGTCACAGACTTTGGCAAAAAGGCCGGTCTAGCCTTTGCAGCTGCCGGCGCAGCGGCCGTGGCCTATGCAGGCAAATTGGCCATCGATGGGGTCAAATCAGCCATTGAAGATGCAGCTGCGCAAACTAAGTTAGCCATAACCCTTAAAAACGTCACAGGGGCTACAGAGGCTCAAATAGCGGCTACTGAGGATTACATCACCAAAACATCTTTAGCGTTTGGCGTAACCGATGACGATTTAAGGCCGAGCATAGAGCGGTTGTCTAGAGCCACCGGTGATTTACAAAAGGCGCAGGAGCTACAGACCGTAGCCATTGACGTTGCAGCCGGTAGCGGTAAAAGTTTAGAAGCCGTCACAAATGCGATGGCAAAGGCCGCCGAAGGCAACACCGCATCATTGGCAAAGTTGGGCATTGGACTTTCAGCGGCCGAGCTAAAAACCATGTCGCTAGATCAGATTACCGCAAAACTAGCCGATACCTTTGAAGGTCAGGCAGCGGCAAAAGCTGACACATTTGCAGGCCAAATGGTGCGCCTACAAATAGCGTTTGACGAAGCTAAAGAAACTGTCGGCGTATTTATTTTGCAAGCCATTACGCCTATTGTGGAAACTATTGTGAATAAGGTTATGCCGGCGCTATCGAGTTTTATCAATGGCATAGGCGGTACAGATGGACTAAAGAGCGCATTTGATTTATACGCAGACGCAGCTAAACGTGTGTTTATTCCTATTTTTGACGGTATCAAATCGGCGTTCAATAACATTAAAAATGCGGTCATGAATAACAAAGAAGAATTCATTTTACTGTTTAATTTCCTCAAAGATTATGTAGCGCCGTTTTTTGGCGGTGCGCTAAAAATTGCCATTCAAGGCATAGGCATTGTGATTTCCGGGGTTATCGAAACTGTAGGCGCTCTAATTAGAGGTTTTGAAAGGGTCATAGAATTAAGCAAGGCAATTGGTCGGGGCATTGGCGGTATCTTTAGCAATTCCTCATTTGAGTCAACGGCTTCAAGTGCGCCAGCCCCATCAGCATCAACGACGTCACCTTTTATGCCATCAATGCCAACAGGCATGGTGCAACCGCGTGTGCAATACGTCAATCAAGTCACGGTCAATGGCGCTATAGATAGCGAATCGACCGCGCGCCAGATCGTCAGCGTACTTAATGATTCACAGGCCAGAGGCACATTAGGTAGTCTGGCGCTTGCATAATGACCGCATACACACCCATTTATCGCGTATTGGTAAACGCTCAAGAGATAACCGACGTAACGGTTGCAAATCTTGTCATAACTAGCGGTCGCACAGATATTAATTCCCAGCCTGTAGCCGGCTACTGTCAGGTTCAATTATTAAACTTTGACAATTCTGCCTATGACTTTACTGTTGGTACAGGCATTACCATTGAGGTCACAAATACGCTGGGCGTTTATGTGCCTATTTATGGCGGCTACATTACAGACTTTACAACCGCGGTAAACCGCACAGGAAATTTGGGCTATACGACGGTCGTGCAGATTACGGCGCTTGGGGCATTGTCTAAGCTAACCAAAATTATCGATGCAGGCGTTTTGTCATCCGATCAAGACGGCGACCAAATCTATAGCCTTTTAGATAATTACTTATTGGGTGAGTGGCAAGACGTACCGGCGGCGCAAACATGGGCAACTTTTAACCCAACGACTACATGGGCAAACGCCTTAAATCTAGGGCTTGGTGAAATCGACAGGCCGGGCGATTTTCTTATGATCGCCAGAAGCTCCAATGAAACCGACCTTTACAGTCTTTGCAGCGCCATCGCCACTAGCGCGCTTGGCCTACTTTATGAAGATGCCAACGGAAACATCGGGTATGCAGACAGTACCCACCGCCAAGATTATTTAGCGGCCAACGGCTACACAACCCTTGACGCTAATCATGCAAACGGCGTAGGGCTGGCCGTGACTACGCGCGCAGGCGACCTACGCAATAAATTTGCTATTACCTACGGTACAAGTGGCCAGCATGTCTACATTGCTGAGGATTTGCAAAGTCAGGTCGATTACGGCGTTTATGCTGAGTCGTTTTTATCACGCATTAAAGATGCGCCAGATGCCGAGTTATATGCCGACCGTACCATTGCCCTACGCGCTGAGCCATATCCTAAATTTCAGAGCATCACATTTGAGCTGGGAAACCCAGAAATAGACGACGCAGATCGTAACGCCCTCATTAACGTATTTGTCGGTCAGCCGGTATGGATTCAAAATCTGCCGCCAAACATCAGTCAAGGGTCATTTGAAGGCTACATAGAGGGATGGACATTTAGAGCCAGCCTTAATAATTTGACCATAACTTTTAACGCGTCACCAGTCAATTTCAGTCAGGTAGCGGTAAAATGGGAATCAGTCAACCCAGCTGAGGCATGGAATACTCTAAGCCCGACGCTGACATGGCTCAACGCGATAGGAGCAGTAGCATAAATGGCAACCACAACCCCGAATTTTGGCTGGTCTGTGCCAACGTCGACCGATTTGGTCAAAGATGGCGCAACCGCAATTGAGCTATTAGGTGACTCAATTGACGCATCATTAGTTGATTTAAAAGGTGGCACGACTGGTCAGGTTTTAGCAAAGGCATCAAATACCGACATGGATTTTTCATGGGTTGCACAGGATGATAGCAACGCTATTCAAAATGCAATTGTCGATGCTAAAGGCGATCTTATTGCAGCAACCGCCGCAGACACACCCGCTCGTTTGGCGGTCGGCGCAAATGGTACAGTCCTTACCGCTGATTCAGCAGAGGCAACAGGCTTAAAATGGGCTACTCCTGCGGGTACATCATTCGTTGGAGTATCTTGCTATAGGTCATCTGCTCAATCTATTAACAATAATACAGACACAGTCGTTTTATTCGACACAGAAGTATTCGACACAGATGCATTTCATAGCACATCAACCAATACTGGCAGAATAACAATTCCAGCTGGTCTAGGTGGCTATTACCAGTTTAATGCTTCCGTTCAATTCCAGAATCTTTCTGGCGGAAATCGCCGAGTGCAACTTTACAAAAACGGTGCAACCATAACTGGTGGCATAGGTTATCAAATTGAAAACGGAAGCGGTTATACATCCATTAAATTCACGGCTGTATTTAGTGCCGTTGCAACCGATTATTTTGAGTTAGTTGCTTTTGCAGATCAAGGCGGTTCAATGAACCTAGAAGCACTAGGAACATCATTTCAAGCGACAAAGGTGGGCTAATGATTACAGTAGATATGCCATCAAGTTTAGACGGCGCTAAGTTAATTGACGAGTTAATAGCGGCAGGTTGCACCTTTACCAAAGAGGATGCACATTCGCATTTAGGCAAAGCTGCACCATTTATTAATGAGGAAGGCAAATTAATTTTATTTGTAAAACCTAGTGATTTGGCAAGTGCCTCAGCGGTGGTGGCGGCGCATAATTCTTGATTTTAAAGCAGGCTAATAGATTGGAATTATTTAATGTCAAATACTATTTACCCACAAGGTACGTCAGCTCTTGCAATGAGCATTGCACTAGCTGAGGTTGGCACAATTGAGCAAAAAGAAAACCTAACAAAATACGGCAAATTTATGAAAGCCGATGGATTGCCGTGGTGTGGGTCGTTTTGTAATTGGGTACTGGCACAAGCTGGCGTCAAAGTTCATAGTGTTGTCAGTACGGCATTAGGAGCGCATAAGTTTAAGGAAACCTCACGCTATTTTAGTGAGCCTGCAATTGGCGATTTAGCATTTATGGATTTTCCGCATGACGGCGTTGATCGCATTAGTCATGTCGGCATTGTGGTTGCAATCGATGGCAAAACCGTCACCACCATTGAGGGCAATACATCCGGCTCAGGAGACCAACGCAATGGCGGGATGGTTATGGTTAAGCATCGCACAGTCGGCAAAGAGGTCGTCGGTTTTGGTCGGCCTAAATACGTACCATACAAGGGCGACATGCCTATTGTAGAACTACCTACCGTCAAGGCAAAGAAGGGCAAAAAATGAATCAATTAAAACCAATGGCCGCATCATGGGGTCGCTCATTTGCAGCGGCCGCTATCGCCGTATACATGGCCGGTGTGACAGACCCTAAGGCAATTGCAGGAGCAGGTTTAGCAGCGGTTTTGCCAGTCATTTTGCGTTGGCTAAATCCTAACGACGCTACGTTTGGCATCAAGGGGAAGTGATCCAAAGTCCACGCCGGTTAGTCCTAGTTTTATTCCTTTTGCTGGGGCTAACTGGTTGCGGGCAATATCAAGGGTGGACACGATACGAGTGCCAGCTATACGAAAACTGGCAAGCGCCAGAGTGCAATGTGCCTCAATGCAAGGCTCAAGGGGTCTGCACAATAGACATATTTGGGGGCAATCCTAGTGACACGTCAAAACCGTAGATATACCAATGAACAACTCAAGGCGCGATTAATCGTTTTTATTGGCGTTTGCTTAGGTTTGGTATTTGCCATGAGTGTCGGTGGGATGCTTTATGCGCTCATATTTGTCACCCAGCCTTTAGGCGCTCAAGCTCCAAACGACAAAGCATTTATTGATTTGCTGACTACCTTGACCGTATTTCTTACGGGTGCGCTTGGCTCAGTATTGGCCTCAAATGGCTTAAAAGACAAACCGCCAATGCCAGACGACACGCCGAAAGACACGCCCGATTCTTGACCTTGTCGTAGTCATGCTTCATGCTAAGTCTGGGAGCGAAACACAGTAGCTTCCACGGGAGCAAAAAATGACACAAACACTACAAATTCAGATATTGGTCTACATGATCATATTGGCTTCAATCGCTTATGCATGGGGCTATTCACAAGGTCACAAACACGGCATCATCATTGGCCGTATTCAGGCACGTAAGCTAGAGCGCATTGCAAAGGCGGCTAAGTAACATGGCCGGCTTCTTAGACGGTTACGAGACCGTAAATCAAAAGGTACAACGCCTACACGCTACATATCCAACCAATCGCATCGAAACATCGATAATTGACTGGTCGCCAGAAAAGGGTTTTATTCTTATCGAGTGCCGTATTTATCGCCGTTATGAGGATGACAAGCCGGCAGCGGTCGACTACGCACATGGCATGGTCGGCGCATATAACGTTCAAATGAAACGCTGGTATGTAGAAGATACCGTCAGCTCAGCAATTGGCCGTTGCGCATCAGTCGTATTAGGCACAGAGACTAAACCTAGCCGTGAAAACATGGAGCAGGTCGAGGAATTGCCAAAAGCATTTATTGAGGATGATCCGTGGGCAAAGCCAATTTGGGAAGAAGGATTTGAAACGGCTAAAAGCGCGGTTGAACAGATAGCTGACCAATTAGGCGGGAAGATTCAGAGTGAAGCACCTATCTGCAAACATGGCCACAGGCTATTAAAAGAAGGCAAATCGCCTAAGACTGGCAAAGACTACAAAGGCCACGTATGTCCGGCCAAATCTAAGGCTGAGCAATGCCCGCCAATGTGGTACGTGCAAAACCCAGATGGAACATTTCAGGACAAAATCTAATGGGATACCTATACATCGAAAAGCCTAACGGCGAAACAATCACATTTGGTCAAGATGGGTCAAAAACAATCGGCAAGCTAGAAAAAGATTTATGCGACAAATGCCAAACATGGCAAGACAAAACCAAAGGCCGATTTATCACCAATCAGGGTGAAATCCTTTTATGGTTATGTGAGGCCTGCAAATGAGCTACACATACACATACCTTGATTTTGGCGGCGTTGATAATTGCACATTATGTGACGCAAATGCTGAGGTTTATGAATACAAGCGCAACGACGGTAAAGCGGTATTGATATGCCGTCGATGCCAGATAGCGCATGAATTATGATCCGCGTCGACCTTGACAACGATATGCAGGTAGCTATCACGGCTAAAGGGCTTGAAAGAGCTATTGAGTATCGAGGCCAATGGGAAGGCACATGGACTAAGCGCAATTATCAGACAGACCGCGAAAATCTTAACTTTCCTGCATTTGTAGCTCAACAGAGCGAAAGTTTAGGAGCAGAGGTAGCCGTAGCCAAATACTTTAATAAGGCGGTCAACCTTAATGGATACAAGGATAAAGCTGACGTCGGCACTAACCTTGAGGTCAAATGGACTAAATGGCGTGACGGCTCATTGATACTACGCGATCATGACCGAGCCACAGATATAGCCATATTGGTCACAGGCTCTATGCCACGTTACTACGTGTGCGGATGGATTCCGATTAGCGTGGCGCGTCGACCAAATTGCCAGCGTAGCGACGGCTCATGGTGGATTGGCCAACAGGATTTGCACCCTATGGTCAACTTTGCAAGGAGTAGTTATGCAAATCAAATATAACTGTAAGGTCGAAAGTAAGTTGACGACGCACACAGTACGTAAAGTAAGTGACACATTGCCTAAATACATGCACGTCATAGAGTGCAATGGTTGTGGTCATTTGACAATGGCGGTAATAGATATGGAGACGGCTTATCATGGCGATTTATGAGTATCGATGCGATCTATGCGGTCAAGTCAAAAACGTTGCAGCGTCAATGGGTGAAATCTACGTCATCCCTAATTGCGACAATTGCACAATCCTTATGTCAAGAGTGTGGCAATCCAACCCAGTCCATTTCAAGGGCGACGGATGGGGGCATCAATGAGCCTGTGCATAACCCTGTGGACAACACGCCGTGACCCCGCTCAAAATCCTGTGGATAACTCAACCTATTTGACAGGCCTGCTACCATCCTGCGATGAAAGCAAGCCGGTGCGCCGGTGTAGCTTGCTAAGTCGCTTGGTGGTTGTGGGGGTTTCATGCCTAGGCTTAGGCTTATTTTCCATAACCGCAACACACGCAAACGCTATAGATCATTACAAGTTATATGCTCATAGCAGATTAATTGATTATGAAGAATACAAATGCCTAAGCCACATTATCTATAAAGAATCTAGATGGAATATCAATGCAAAAAATAATAGTCATTACGGCTTAGGTCAAATGCGCAGCACATGGTATCGAGACCTAGATGGATACAGACAAATAGATGCGACTATTAAATACGCCAAAAAACGATATGGTTCTATGTGCAAGGCTTGGGCATTTCATCAGAAAAGGAATTATTACTAATGAGTGCATTGAAGGAGACAGGCTCGACAAGTCGATGGCGCAAGATACGTCAAAGGATTATTAATCGTGATCGTGGGATATGCCAGCAATGCGGTAATGAGGGTGATTCTGTTGACCATATCCTGCCAAGAAATCAAGGTGGCACAGACGATGACTTTAATTTGCAATTGTTGTGTCGGTCGTGCAATTCATCGAAAGGGGGTCGAGTTTTTAGTACGCCTAAGACAC